CTCTTGTAGGCCGCCTCCCGGCGGGCTGTGTGAGATCAAGAGGGTGCCTCTCGGCCTCCTCAGCGGCTTTGGGTATAGCCGCCCTCACCATTCGTCAGAATGGTGAGGCCCACCTAGGCTTGGTGCCGACGGACCTAGGACGTCCTGAACGCTCCAAGTGCTCCCTGTCCTGGAAGGGGTCAACCCCTCTTTTCAGGAAGTACTTCATCAGGGCACCGAAATCCATGAGGCTCTCGTCTCGTGGAATTTCGGCGTTCACCACTAACCCCTTGACAAGAGGGGCGTGAGTGAACTTCGAGTATTTCTGGGTTTCGTACCCCAGAAAACTCGTTCGCCCTAATACCGAGCTGGACTCAGCGACGAGGGGCAAAGGCATTATCTGCCCCAGGAACTCGTCGATGGCCCTCGCGACTCTCCAATAACCGGAACTGTAAAACTGGTTCCGCATGGAGACCCACGAGATTAGCTCGGGAGCGTCCTTCCGACTGGTAGGTGGTATTGACCTGCAACGGACGATGGAAACGTCGTCGCCGGCGAAATACTCCTTACCACAAGACTCTCTGAACCTGCCGGTCCAGAAAGACTTGTCCGCATTCACTCGAAGACCAAAATCTTCGAGAGATCGGATGACGGAAGCAGCGTAATCTGCGGGGACGATTATATCGTCCCCGTAGACGCGCACCTGTCCCAGGAATGATCGAACATCATTCCTGGTCACCCGGCGGCTAAGCGCTCGCTCTATACCCATAAAGACAATGGTGCAAAACACCATCGCCTCTACGGGAAAACAAAGCGCTGAACCCATAGACGCGTACTTGGCCAGGCGTACAACGCCAAAACCAGGTACATCAGCCTTCCGCGAACGAGTCGCTTCCAACCCCTCTCCAACATTGGGGAAGTCAGCGACGAGAGCACGTACGAGCTGATTCGAGACACGATCGGAGGCTTCGCTAAGATCTAGCGTAGCCAGACTCCCATCATGGGAGCCTCTCTGTGCCATAAGCCTGTTAAGGCCTTGGTCACGGAATCCGACAAGGGACCTCAGAGGGTTGTCAACTCCCTCAAGGTACCCTACGAGAACCTCCGCTATGGCCTGCTGCGAGTATTGCATCGCAGTCGGTTCCACAGCGATGATTCGAGGTGTCTTGAGCGTTTTAGGAACTGCGATAACCCTCACGGGTATCTCAGCTCCAGGTTCGAGGATGTCCACATGGTCAAAGGAGTCAGCATGCCACTCACCCGGCGAGATAAACCCGTCGAGATGAGGGAACACTGACTCCAGACGCCTGGTCCACGCTGCTTGTTCGTACTTGCGGTTTCCCACAAGACGATCGGCAGTGGCTCCAGGCCCATGCTTTGGGACTAGACGTCCATAGTAGATGTCTTCATCTACT